TAATTAAATGTTCAAACGGAAAATACAGAATTGGTACAGGTGCTTGCATCTTTGATACCGAAGAAAAGGCTCAAAGCGTATGGGCTGCAATCAGGGTTTCAATGGTAGATAGTTATAACGATTATCCAGAGGCGGCGAAGGCAAATGCACGCAGGGCGTTAAATATTAAAAAAGAAAATGATCGAGGTTGCGGAACTTTAGTAGGTTGGGCAAGGGCTAATCAAATAGCTAATGGCGAAAACATATCAAGGGAAACAATCGCCAGGATGTCAAGTTTTGAAAGGCACAGGGAGAATAGCAAGGGCGATCCTAAGAATGATTGCGGTGCTTTAATGTGGTTAGCTTGGGGAGGGGATGAAGGCGTAAGTTGGGCGCAGAGAAAACTTGCGGAAATAGATAAGCAAAAATTTGCAAGAGGCGTAGCGCATTACACAATAGATGGGGTATTATGGACAGGGGAAACACACAAAGACGCATCTGGAAGATTAATGACAGGCGCAGTACATACAGAAGATTCCGAGTTCCTTTACCATAAAGAAGATTTAGCAGAGGTTGGCGAAAGGGGTGGCATCAAGGCAAGTCCAAAAGCACCGAAGTCAGATACTAAAAACCCTGATCCAAAAGGCGAAGGAAGTGCTAAAGGGGATGCAAGCGGTAAAAGGGGAGCAGAGGTAACGGCAGAGCAAGAAAAGACATTACAAGATAAGGCAAAGGAATTTAACGATAAGGAAAGCAATACCAAATACGGGAAGGCAAATTTAGGCGCATTAAAGTCAGTATTTCAAAGAGGATTAGGCGCGTATAATACAAGCCGTTCCCCATTGGTTAGATCAGCTTCACAATGGGCTTTTGCAAGGGTTAACGCATTCCTATATTTGTTAAAGAATGGCAGACCGCAAAACTCAAAGTACACTACCGATTTTGATTTATTGCCTAAAGGACATCCAAAAGCAGAAAAATAAAAAAGCACGTTAAAATATATCTGGATTATTTCGGTTACGGAATAGAGGACTTTATACCTTGTGAGGCTTGCGGATCTAAGGCAGTTGACATTCATCACATAGACGCAAGGGGAATGGGCGGATCTAATAAGGCAGATACGATTGAAAACTTACAGGCATTATGTAGGCAATGCCACGTTGTAATGGGCGATACAAAGACGCACTATGATTATTTAAAAAACATTCATAATAAAAAAATAGATGGCAAAGGTTAAAAGTGATTCAAAAAAGGTTAATTTTGGCAAAAGGAAACGCGGACACGCTAAGAAATCCTTTAACAAACATAGCCAAAGACCTAAAGCATATAGAGGTCAGGGAAGATAAATCAAAAACCTATGATAAAAAAAGTCAAGATCACGGAAGTAATTGCTAACCCTAACAATCCCCGTTTAATTAAAGATGAGAAGTTTAAAAAATTAGTAAAGTCAATACAAGACTTTCCTGATATGTTAAACGTGCGACCTATCGTGGTTAATAAGGATATGGTTGTACTTGGTGGAAATATGCGTCTCAAAGCAATTAAGGAAGCAGGTCATACAGAGGTCGCAGTTGAAATAGTTGATTGGAACGAGCAGCAGCAAAAAGAATTTATTGTAAAGGATAACGTTGGATATGGCGAATGGGATTGGGATGACCTTGCAAATAATTGGGATGCTCAAGAGTTAACGGAATGGGGTTTAGATATACCAAACTTTGATGCAACTGTAATAGAGGCAGAGGAAGATGACTTTGCCGTTCCAGATGGCGGAATAGAAACGGACATAGTATTAGGCGATTTATTTGAGATAGGCGAACACAGATTACTTTGTGGGGATAGTACAGATAGCGAACAAGTGGCAAAGCTAATGAATGGACAAAAGGCTGATATGGTATTTACCGACCCGCCTTATGGAATGTCTTATAAGGGTACGACTTTTGGCAAAGAAGGAATAGAAAATGATGGTGATGATGAATGGGAAAATGTGCTTAAGGAATCTTTTAAAAATATGATTTTATTTTCTTATAATTCTGTTTTTGCATTATGCTTTAGTCCTTCAAGATTAGATAGGTTTTTTAAATGCACAGAAGGTATAAATTTTAAAAGAATATTAACAATATATAAACCCAATAGAATGGGTTTCCCTTGGCAAAGTTGGATTTTAACCAGTGAAATTATAGCATTATTTGAAAATGGTAAACCTGAATATATAAAAGAAAATTATAAACATGATGTATATACTTTTGATTATTCTGAAAGACCTGATAAAGAAGTAAATCATCCAACTGTAAAACCTTTAAGTATCGTTGGAGATGTAATAAGTAAAACAAAAGGACAAAGTGTTTTAGATTTATTCTTAGGTAGCGGTACGACAATGGCAGCTTCACATCAACTTAAACGCAAATGTTTTGGTATGGAACTTGATCCTAAATATTGCCAAGTAATTGTGGATAGGATGCAAAAACTTGATCCGACTTTAGAAGTAAAAAGAAACGGACAAGCGTATATAAAAACAGAACAATAACAGAATGAGCAAAGAACATTTAATACCATTTAAGCCAGGCGAATCAGGTAACCCAAACGGACGCCCGCGTAAATACGTTAGCCTATTAAAAGAGCAAGGTTATAAGCTAAGCGAAATAAACGATACGATCCAAGTAATGATGTCAATGGATATGGAGGAACTTAAAAAGGTTTGGGATAATCCAAAGGCTACGATATTAGAAAAGACTATTGCCGCAGCTATGCGTAAGTCTTTAGAAAAGGGAAGCCTATATTCATTAGATACTTTGTTAACCCGAGTATATGGCAAGCCTAAAGAACAAATGGATATTCAGCAAGATACCAGGATAGAGGTTGTATTTGTTGAAGGCAAAACTATTTTGTAGTATATTTGTATAAAATATACCTATGCCTAATATTGAACTTTACAATGAAGATTGTATTAATTTAATGTCAAAATATACAGACAAACATTTTGATTTAGCAATTGTTGACCCGCCATACGGAATTGGCCAAGACGGTTCAAAAAATAAAACAAGAACAGGTTTAGCAAAGGCAAAAGATTACAAAGGATTTGCAGGGAATGATTTAAGTGCGCCAAATAACGATTACTTTAATGAATTAAAAAGAATATCTAAAAATCAAATAATTTGGGGTGCAAACCATTTTATTAGTAAAATACCATTTGATTCTTCTTGTTGGATTGTTTGGGACAAAGAAAATGGCGAAAATGATTTTGCAGATTGTGAATTAGCTTATACAAGTTTTAAAACATCAGTAAGAAAATTCAAATTTAGGTGGGCAGGTATGCTTCAAGAAGATATGAAAAATAAGGAAGTCAGAATACACCCAACACAAAAACCCGTAGCATTATATAAATGGATTTTAACTAAATACGCTAAACAAGGCGACAAAATATTAGATACGCATTTGGGTTCAGGGTCAATTGCAATTGCCTGTCACGATTTAGGTTTTGATTTAGTTGGGTCAGAATTACATAAAGATTATTTTGAATCTGCAAATAATAGATATAAGCTGCATATACAACAACAAAGTTTATTTTAATGAGAATAGAATTACCAAGCCCACATATAAACCAAAAGAAGATATTAGAATGCGATAGGCGTTTTATTGTGGTTATGTGCGGAAGGCGTTTTGGGAAATCAGAACTATCACAAATAATGGGAATCAAAGAAGCATTAAACGGCGGACAAGTTGCATACATAACACCTACTTATAAATTGGCTAAAGCATTTTTTGAAAGGCTTACGGCTGCTATCCCATTTAAAAACAATATCAGCAATCTTAAAATTTATTGCCCTAATAATGGATCAATAGAATTTTACACAGGGGAACGATTAGATAATTTAAGAGGTCGCAAGTTTCATTTAGTAATAATAGACGAGGCGGCATTTATCCCTGACTTAGAATCAGGATGGCAGAATAGCATACGCCCAACGCTTACCGATTATCAAGGCAGGGCGGTATTCCTATCCACGCCCAGAGGCAAGAACTTCTTTTACTCAATGTTTATGAAACAGGGCGAGAATGATTGGCAGTCTTTTAAATTTAGTACCTACGATAATCCATATATAAATACAAGGGAAATAGACGAGGCAAGATTGCAATTGCCAGAGGTTGTATTTGAGCAGGAATACCTTGCAAACCCTTCCGAAAATAGTGCAAACCCTTTCGGCAATGCCTTTATTCAAAGATGTATTAAACCAATATCAGCGCAACAAATTGTAGCTTACGGCATTGACCTTGCTAAGTCTGTTGACTTTACTGTTATCATAGGGCTTGATAATGGGGGTAACGTGGCTTATTTTGACCGCTTCCAAATGGATTGGCATAATACTAAGGCAAACATTAAAAGGCTTCCTATTGCGCCTATATTAGCAGATAGCACGGGCGTTGGTGATCCT